ATGCTCCACGGTTTAATTCAGCAGCAGTAGCGGTTACTCCATCTAAGATATTTAATTCAGCAGCAGTAGCGGTTACTCCATCTAAGATATTTAATTCAGCAGCAGTAGCGGTTATCGCCGTATCGTTTATAAACATCTTATTGTTAGGAACATTAATCCCATTCGGAAACTTAGAACCTTTTTTATCTAGACCAGACAAAATATTCACCTCCTAAAAAAATAGTAGGGGCAAAGCCCCTACTAAGCCGGATTAAAGCCATAAATGCAACGTGCATCAGACCAGCCCATGATATAGTCCATATAGCCTACATACTCCTGAATAAGAGGATTGTCGGGCTTATTGGGAATAACCATAGGTGCGGTTATCTCAACCAATTTGATGTATTCCTGCATGAGCAGGGAATCACCGACTGCCCACTGTTTGGCAGCAAATCCCTTAATAACAACATATTTCATTTCATAAACAGGGTTTGCACCATTTTCAGCAGATTCAGGAATTAACCTTGCTTCCTTTCCGAAGAACTCTTTGGCCTTTGGTTCCAATTCCGGTGAAACAAGACACAGGTTAAAATCACAGTCAAAAGGAAGTCCGTCAAAAGTAACAAACCTTTGAGCGGCAGATTGAGCCTTAGTTATAGCTGATATGGAAAACTCATCAGTACCAACGTTGCAAAATGTATCATCAGACTCGCTATTAATTGGATGATCATTAGCGAATAATGATTTGCCATCTGCACCGGTATAAGCCGAATTAAAGCCGTTGGCAAAGATATTATAAAAATCCCTCACTTGAGTCATTGCCAAAGAATCAGCCATTTTAGTACCGGCTTTCTTAGCTTCACCGGATTGGTCAACCTTGGCATACTTATAATGTACAGTAGCCTTGGCAGCCTTTTCTTTAGGCGTATAGATGGTTTTAAATCCTCTCTTTTGGTTGAGTTCGGTTATAAGAGTACCGTTATAATCTGGTACATAACCATAACCCCCGATGCCTTCGTCATACATCGATAAAGTCTTAATGCCCTGATAACCAATTACACTTTTCACAAGGTCAGTTCTTTTATCATATCTGTCCTGAAATCTTTTGAAAACCAGCGGATACATATCATCTGCCCAGGTCATAACATCTAACATTTTTTATCACTCCTTTTCAAAAATAAAAAACACCAGGTTAAACAACTATAGCTATACTACTACCCAGTATAAATTTTTCCTAACATATAGTTGCCAAATTGGTGAAGTCTGAACATGAAATATACTTCTTCGAGATCGACATCGACATCAACAATAATTATTGATTCACCGCCATTAGCTTTCATGTTAAGGTTGTTACCATCAGCGTTTAAGTCCCAACCATAAGAACCAACCGGAGGAAGTATAACCGCAGTATCACCAGCAGTAACCCCACCGGTAAAAGTTCCGGTAAAAGTCCCGGTTGAAGTAGCAAAGTCAGTTATCCTTATAGCCTTATTAATTGCATCGGTTAATGCAGCAGTAGACTTAACCTTTAACCAGCCACCATTATAAATATCATTTGCTACACCACCAACTTCGGCATCTACCCAAGTAGTAGTATTGCCGCTGTCAGCAGTAGAAACAGTATTCGGTTTGCATTTAAAAACCGCAGTTGGTGAGCAATAAACCTTAATCCTTGTAGATGTGTTGTTAACTCCATCGTGAGCTTCTGCGGCTACCCCAAGGTAAGGATCGTCCTGATCGGTGTCACCTATAGCGGTAACAAAACCAGCTGTTAAAACAACAGCCTCGCCCATCTCTATTGCAGTATTGTAGGCAATATCAAACTCCTTAATTACCGGATAGGCAGAACCGCTTAAATCATAGGCATATTGAATGTTCATTTTTACAAAACCTCCTTATTTACGATTAATTACATGGCTTAATAAATCGGCATATTCCTTGTATGTCATACCGTTTTCATCAGCTAATTGCTGTTGTCTTGGCGTGAGTCCGTAAGTTCCACCAACTGCCTCACCCTTGCTTTTACCGCTGGTTGTTGACCTGCTGGCATTAGCTTGCAGTTTGGCAATGGTTTTACTCTCGGCTCCACCGACGAATTTCACATACTTCTCATAAGATTGTTTAAGCGTCAATTTGGGAAAGACATCGCCAAAAAACTCTTTAAAGTCAGGGTCATTGCCTAATTTTTGAAGGTCTAAATCCGGGTATGCTTCAGTAAATTCAGCTACCTGCTTATTCCAGTTTTCGTCAAATGCTTTTCTTTCTTCTTCGGCCTTGCGCGCCTCGGCCTCTCTTTTTTCAGCCTCTAACTGCTTCTTTTTTATTTCCTCAATCTCTTTGAGTATTTCCGGGTCAATCCCCGTAGTATCAGATTTTTCCCGCAATCTTTCTTCCTCTAGCCTAGCCTTATAGGTTTCGGCATGATTCTTGATTGCAACCTTAACTTCCGCAGGTGTTCCAACATATCCAAAATCCTTCAATGCTTCGAATATAGCCTTGTAATCATGAATACTCTCACGACTAAGCCTCTCCCCTATGATTCTGTCAACATCTTCCTGCGTAAATGTTTTTTCTTCCGGCTCATTGCCGTTGGGTGCGCCTCCATCCAGTAAACCATCATCAGCTTCTAGAAAAGGCATGAACGATAAAACTTCAAACATTATAAACCCTCCATTTTAGGCCCGTCGGCCATTATTTCCCCGTCTTTCCGGGTTGTCTTTTCTTCTTGCCAATCACTTTTTCTTGGCCTATCTTTTTAAGCGCATTTAAACCTTTGAAACTCTTTTTCATTCCACACCTCCTTGTACCTGAGCGGCTATTTCACGTATCATCTGTGTCTGTGTCTCAGGATCAGACATTAAAAAAGCCTCCTGTATGTCAGGAGGCAGTTGACTTACTATTTCTTTTATCTCTTGCGGTAGACTGTCAAACACCGCTTGCGGGTCTTGTTGTATCTCCTCACCGGGTGGTGTTTGCGGCTGCAATGACTGTAATATGCTTTCTTTAATCTCTTGCTTATTGTCCATATCAATGAGATCTATTATTGCCAGCACTATGTGAACATTCTGAGGATTAATGGGTAATCTCGCTAATTCCTGTAATGCTTGCAGGTTAAAGGCTGTGCTTTTGGCAATACCAGGTATGGCAGATATCTCCACATCAATCTTGGGATAATAGGTTTCGCCATTCGGCAACATCGAGGCGTGATTCTCTGAATTAAAGGTCATTATTTGGTCCTGCTCGCCTTCTTTTTGACCTCTTATGAGGATATACCTGTCTATGTTGTAAAACTCCAACACAGACCAATCTATGAGCTGATATAGCCTTTTAAAGCCTAATAGCCTACCGGCCTTTTTAATATTGCTCCTGCTTTCCCTGTCCTCTCTTAATTGAGCCAATCCGCTTGCAGTTGTTATTCTTTGCGGTTCTGCCCCTTTGGTTGCAAAATTACCATTGGTTTCTTGAATCTTGTCGTGAATGAAGTTAATGGTATTAATCAACCCATTGTTCTCTTTAAGCCCTCCAAGTCTGCGAACTGCGTTTATCATACCGGTTTTAACAATTACCTCTGAGCCTGGAACATTGGTTATTGAATTGCCATCAACAAGTGCGTTTTCTTCTCTGATTACAATATCGTTAGCCATTAATGCGTCATTCATTATAGCAGTCATAAACTCCCGGTCTGCCGCATCTATAAGCGGTTGTATGGTTTCAATTTCCCCCAAAGGCCAGAATGACTGCTCAACAGGGGTCTGGACACACATAGCGAAAGGATACATTTTGTTCCCGCTGTGCCGGGTATTAATCCAGTATTTTTCTATCCATTTAACCTCTATGTTGTTGATTTGAATTGAACAGGCAATATCCCCTTCGTTGTCGCGATACCAATACTCAATAATCTGTACTGTATCATCATCTATTGTCTGTGAAGTTTGCGAAGAATTATTTGCCGAAGAACGATAAACTTCAGTATCGTGATGATTGCCGTCATTGGGAATCCTGTCCCATTCAGCATCAGGAAACATTCTCATAGCTTTTCTTCTGTGGGTCCTAAATGCATATATCAAGGCTTCACAATCATCTATGTCATAGGCAGAACCGTCGGGGAATATACTAGTTGGAGGCGGATTGCCTATAACAATATCCCCCATAATCCCAGGTCCTTGTATGGAATCATCCCACGATACTTTAAAGAAAGAACAGCCGACCTTTTTAAGGGGTCTCTCGTTTTCCAGGACAAGCGTTTCGAGGTCATTTATATAACAGACATACCTGCATACTTCTTCCCTTTCCTTGGCCTTCTGAGGGTCTGTAAACACATCTCTGCCTTTAAACTCAAAGTCCGGCACATCAGGGTCAATCTGTGACTCCACATGAATAAAAGCCTCTGGCAATCCCGGGGGGATAAAGGTTGCTCCTGAACTTTCAGCTAATTCTATCGCCTGTTTTATACTGTTATTACGATTGTGGTAATAGTCATTTAACTCCACAAATTTCAAGGTTACTTCTGATTTATTGGCTTTAAATGCTTCAAAATCCCTTTTAACCTGCCATTCCCTGGCCTCTTTGGTACTCATATTCCATACAGGGGCGCTGCCGGTAGCTTTTTTGAAAGCATCTTTAATCTTCTTGGCCTTTTCCCTTAAACTCAATTCACAAACACCCCATTTCTAAACTTCTTAATTCCTAGCTTTTCAGCCAGCTTCTTCGGTCTTTCATCTGCATCTATTTTTGGATGGTCTAATTGCTGAGAAGCTATATAGCAGTTTATAGCCCTTGCCATAATGCAATCGTCATGAAAGCCACTAGCCGCCTCTGGTTTGCCCTTTTCATTCTTAACGAAGGT